GAGCATAACTCTATATGTGTCATCAACTGGTCTGAAATAAAATAAACCTTTTCCATCGATTAAAAAATCATCAACGATACCTTCCAATCGACTGTCAATCTCATTCTCTTCTACCAGCTGTTGAAGAAATAATCTTCTAAAACCAAAAGTATCTTGTGCTGGAAAAAATTCAATACCTTGACGAAGCATAAATAGCTTCATCTGTGCAAGATGGCTATTGACAACCATCGTGTCAGTACCACTAGAGCCATCTCTCTTTCTAGCGGCTTCTAGTATCTGACGAAAACGTTCGGTGCCTGGTTTAATCATTCTCTAATCCTACCTCCATTCTATTTGTGCGCCGCCTCGTTTCATGAGACCTTGCACAACGATATTCAAAGAGTCGGCACAGTCATCATGAGGAGCATGACCGAAATTGCATACTTCATCAACCATGCAGGTGAAATCTCGATATTTATTAAAAATAATCTTTTTACCTTGAAAAAGACCAATAATCCCTCTAAGGCGAGCGAGCTTATCACCCCTAAAACCTTTAACAGGACTAACACTTAAATTATAGAGCTGCCACTCGTTAAATAAAATTCGTTTGAGATCTCCTTCAAAACTTTTTTGGTAAGCCACTACTTCAGGCCAAATCACAACAGGCGAATCTGTTCTGAAGTATTGACCTTCATCGTTGGTACTTAATAAATTCCACTCGACTAATAGCTCACACAAAGCTTCTATTTTTTCAAGATTCCCCATCGACCTCATTCTTTTGTAATCAATGATGTAAACATGATCATCCTTGCGTCCTGCCAAGGTGAATACAGTCCAATCATTTCGTTCTGTCATACCTGCAGACAGATCAATACCCACTCCAATCGTGTCGTATTCATCTGGCACTTCACCTTTGACAAATAATTCAGGAGAGATCCCAAGCTCAGTCGTTTTAATTGGTTGGTTTAAGTATTGGTAAGAGAAAGCAACACGATCATCAGCTTGTAATTTCAAAAGATATTTAACAGACCAAAAAGAAGGCCAATAGGATTTAGGAGCACCACTATCGTCGTAACTTAAAGCCCCTTGTGATATGACTTTCCATCCTTTTTTCTGACAGAAAGTTGTAGTAAATAAATCATCAAAATGAAATCGAGTTCCTAAAGCAATAGCACGAGCACCTTGAAACATGGTTGGAACAATAACATTTGTCCAATTAGATTCCATCTCTCTTCTTATATCTGGATTAGCAATGGCTGCTGCACTTTTGATAGCGTCATCAACGATAATTAACGAACTTCGCTTAGAAGTAATAGTTCCTTTCAGCCCTGCACAAGCAACAGTAAAAGCGTCTTCTCCTCTAACGTCTATCTCTGCGTGTTCGAAATCAATAGACCATAATTCATCGCTCGTGCGATGTTTGGATAATCGAACTGTCGGAAAAATTTCTTGATATTCTTTATTGGAAATTAGGTTTTTTATTGCAGCGCTTTTATTCCTTGCAACGTCTACGTTATATGAAACGTATAAAGTTCTTAATAATCTTTTAGCTTGAGCATGACGTCCTATTAACCAAGCAACTAATAATCCTATTACTGTGGACTTAGCACTGCCTCTAGGACTTAATAAGCATGTATTGGGACCAGCGATATCGAGTAAATGCTCGTTGCTTTCACCTGTTAAAAACTCTTGGTGCCACACCTTCATATGACGAGCTGCAGGTTTTCCCATTAGCTCGCAAAAGAAAGCAAAACTTTTACGTGCTTTTAAGACGTGTGGAGGAGTTGTAACGACCTCTGGCTGACTCTGTATAGCACGAGCAGCTAGTTGGGCACTTCGTCTACGAGCGAGAGATATCGATGCATTAGACATGTAAGAAGTCTAGGCGTTATTCACTATTGAAGCTACATAAGAATAATTTTTTCTTTTTGCCTCCAACCTTTTCTGTCTACCCAATCTTGAAATTCAGCTTTAGCTTCTGGAGTTAAATAACCAAAAAATCTATTCAACGCATGTTTTAGGGCATAATTTTTATCTTCAAATTTATCCAACTCTAAACCGCCATGCAAGGCACAGCAAGCGTCTAGGAGATCATACATAGGTATAGGAGTATGAGCGTTTTGTTGTTCCCTATCCATAAATAGTGATAAACTCAATTAAGGTATATTTGTTCACTATAGTTCTAAATCTATGAGCCAGGGGAGATCTTTCTCATTATGGATTTTGGAAGGAAGTAAATTATAAGCAATGCTAATCCTATCTTGGTCTGTTGTGTTCTTATTCGCCTGATGTATTTGATAACTAGGGAAAACTAGTAAGTCTCCATTTTCCACAGGCAATTCAACTTCAGGGTGCCAACTATGACGCACTACTATATCAAAGAAACAGTCTTGAGTAGCATTAGTAGCTTTACTCGTCTTAGGTTCTTCTTTTACAATTAAAGACATATTGCTGCCCTCTACATAAAGCACGCACGACATAAAAGAATCTGCATGACTATGAAAAACAAAGCCTTCTTCTCCTGGTTTCTGTTTATTGATCCAAGCTGCTACTATTTTCCAATCACCTATATTTGGATGCCGAGGGCAAAGACTAGAGGCTTCTTTTAGAACCATTTCATTTAAAGTTTTATATTTTGGATCTCTTAGGACATCCGCATAACCCTTGAAGTTCAATTCCTCGGAAGATACGTCAGTAGGAATTACCTTTGTATCAAAGCCAACCTTATGTATTCGCGTAGGGAAGACATCTACATATCCTTTATAGTTGTCCATAGTGCCTAACCTTTTCTACTATTTGATCAATAATATTTACATCCAAACCTAAGAAAGGTGGAATAATTCCAAGAATTCTAAGTAACCCATCGACAAATAATGCAAGACAAGTAAATCCAAGAATCATGCTAATGATTGTTGCATTTCTATTGTGTTGCTTCATTGAAGCTTCGTCAATAGCCTTAGCCTTCGCTACAGCGTCGGCCAACATAATATCTACTTCTTCTTTCGTATAACACAAATGAGGTAAAATCTCTCTAATTTTTTCTTCAGTCATACATGTATGAAACTGTTATGAGTAGACTACTTCTCTTCAATTAGAGCTGCCCATACAGATTCATAAGCTAAATCTAAAGCGTTTGTCATATCCTCGTTACCCTTGAATATAGATCTTAATTCCCTCATAACTTTATCGGCTCCAGATAAGATTAATCCTCTTTTATCTGTACCTCGAGACATCTTTTCAACCTCTACAACATGGCCACGCAATTCTTTAGATAGATGTGCTATTCGAGTTGCCGCTGCATCTGGTTTGACAATATCTGCTTGTACTTGCTGTCTTAAGAAATCAATATCATATTCCAGTTTGACAATCTCTCCCAACATTAGTTGCCTACGATTTAGTTTTGGAAAATTGTTAGAGACCCATTTTTCTAAAGAAGTAAAACCACCTTCATACCCCAAGACAGTTGCGTATAACCAAATTTCAACAATCGAATATGTATTTTCTACATATACCAAAAAGGCCTCGTGGCGATCTTGGTCTAATGATGTTAGAAAATTTTGAACCGTATTATCCTTTTCTATAACCATTAACCAAAGAATTTAGAACCTGCTCTATCTATAGCACCTCTTGCGTCAGCACGCATCTTTCTCTCTTCGTTATACTTATCTCTTTGAGTCTTTCTATTTTCTGAGCCCGCCTCTCGAAGTTGTAGTCGATCCTGTAAACCTTTAGACATATAATTCATTCTTGTTTGACTGCCTAATTCTTGTTGACCTAAACGCTGTTCTTGACCTGTAACTCTTAGAGACTTTCGATCCTGATCTCCTTGTGTTCTAATTTGTCTTCTGCCTTCTTCTCCCTGTTTACCCATCAACTCTTTCACGATGCCACCTTCAGCACCCATAATTTTCAAGGTATTACCTGTCTTTAGATTCTCCATTCCTCCGTGATATTCAGCCCAGTTTCCAAGTTGCCCACGTTGCCATTGAAGGCCTAGTCCCATGTTCATCAACATCCTATTGGAATCCATCATGGCTCCGGATAGTTGACCACCTAAATTCTTATCTTTAGGGTTACCTTTAACCCATGTGACCATGTCCTGCAAGCCAGTATCATACATTTTTCCTCCAGTCGTACCTGGTCTGTACTGCCAAGCATTTCCACTTTGATTTGCCAAGGAAGACATAAATCTATTCTCGCTGTATTACTAGTTTACTTATTTTTAAATTCCTGCGAACGCCTGATATTGGCTATGACATCATCACGAGTTTGAGCGCCTGATTCTATCTGTTGAGACCAATAGTCTTTTCCTCCACTATCAGCTGCTCTTCCTAGCTCTTTTTGATACACACTATCTAAGAAGTCTGAAGTAGACGAGGTGCTAGGCTTCGAGACTGTTGGGACAGGTCTAGAGATAGAGCGCCTTTCTGCTCTCTTTTGCTGATCCATAGCTGCTTTCTCTGCCCTGCGTTTAGCTTCCTGCTTAGGAGCTTGTCCTACATCTGGAGTCCGAGAAATAAGCTCTGCTTCTTTGGCTTTTCTTTTAACACCGTATCTTTCTAGAGGAGCTCTCCAACTGTCATCCTTTTTCAGTTTGTCTATATTCTGTTGATGTTCATCAGGGGTTGGAGTATACCCATCGTTATACCTGACTATAGGTTCAACATCTTGATAGGGTTGTACTTTATCGGTATATTCGTCTGGGTCTTTGCTGGCCTTTCGTTCTTGAGCTTCTGGAGACTGTTTAAAGGATGTTATAACCTCATCCATAGACATGCCGTCTCTAACCATTGATTTCCAATATTCTTTTCCTTCTGCATCAGATTTCCGTCCGAGAA